TACTCGATTGAATCTTGGTAATGCAGCCAAATATTACAGGTATTATCGGATTATCGTCAACCATGACAATGCGTGTGCGACAACTGATAGTATGGTTATTGATAAGGTTATCTGGAAAATTTATGAGCGATAAATTTTAACAAGGGAGGGCGGGCTTGCTCCCGCTCACCTTTTTAATTAAAATATGAGACTATGAAAAAAGTATCGGTAACACTCAAAAGCGGGAAGATCATCGAGGTGATGGATAAAGAAGTCCCGGGACTCCGTAAAGCAGGATTACTAAAAGAGGGCAAACAACCTTCAGAAACAAAGGAATTTAAGCCGGAAGCTGAGACGAAAGCTGCTCCGAAAAAGCGGCCAGCTTCAATATCTACTAAAAATATTAAAGGGAGCAGGCCTAAAAAAACTAATTGATGAAAACCAGGATCAAAACAGATATCACAAGCGAGATATTAACATCTGATGAGGTTAGTACCTTCATTAAGTTTGAAGATAGTGATAACCCGGAAACAAGTCTTATCAAAAACATGATTACTGCTGTGCGTTCTCATTTTGAAAAGCGTACAGGGCTTTCGTTTATCATGAAGACATACGAGACATTTTTCCGCTATGGCGAATCACCGTTCTATCTCCCTATCTCTCCTGTTATCTCTGTTGATAAGGTCGAGAAGATGGATTACGAGGGAACAAAAACAGAGCTAACCCTTAATACTGATTATTACAAAAAAGGATTTTATGACATTGAGATACTGCCAACACTAAACTCATCAGCTAACCCATTGACAGCCTTTGGAGGTAATTATGATCTGTTTGTCACATACAAGGCCGGTTACGGTCACGATGATACAGAAGCCCTGCCAGGTGATCTGATGGAGGCTATGAAGAGGCAGATAGCTCAGTGGTATGATAACCGTGATGACTTCCGGGAGCTTAACATCCTGGGAGGAATCGAAAAGATATTACAGGCACATCAAACAACTTGGTTATGAGAAGCACAAAATACAATAAGAGAATAACTGCCCAAACAGCTACTAAGGTCCCGAATGATATTGGAGGCTGGAAAAATACATGGGCCGATTCTTTCTCTTGTTGGGCCTCAGTGACAGCCATGAGCCGGTCAAAAAGGTTTTTATATGCCGAACTGAAGTACACTGAATTCTATGAGGTTGAGATGAGAAAAAGAAATACTAATATAAATGGCAGTTATCAGATAGTCTATGATGCCAATGCCTATCAGATTATTTCTTTTACGATTGATAATAATGTTGTTAAAATAGATATAGCCAGATGATCTCGATGACAATAGATAGCGCACCTTTTAAAAGGGATATGGAAAGATTCGCAAAACAGTGTGAGGGTGATTTCAAAAAGGCTGTCTCATCAGCAACACTTGAGATGCAAAAAGAGGCTAAGAAAAAAGTGAGGGATTATACCAGTGGTTCAAAGGTGAAGAGTGGCTTTCTTATTAATAACATAAACACGACAATATTAAACGGTGGTTATACAGGGGAGGTGATTAGCGGAGCAGGTTATTCCGAGGCATTTGAGAACGGTACCCGGCCGCATATAATAAGAATAAGAAACAAGAAGGTACTGGCCGGGCCACGAAGAGGCGCACCGGCAGGATGGAAGTCGAGCTCCCAAAGTGCTTCAATGGGATATGCTACTTACGGGAAAGAGGTAAGGCATCCCGGTATCAGACCACATCCTTTTATGGCTCCTGCTTTTAGGCATGGATGCGATCAGTTAGAGAAAAAGATTAATACAGCACTCAGATGATAAACAGAGACCCATCACATGCGATTCTCAGAGCATATTACGACCTGCTCAATGATAGTATTGTCTATGATGATGCGGTGGTATCTGTTGGAACGAGGATACCTGATGACGAAAATAAATATGTCTATATATATCTTGAATCGTTACTTCCTTATTCAACCGGCGACAAAGTGCTATATAAGGCAATAGTTACAATGCAGATAGTCAGCTTACAGAATGTCAGTGAAGGAGATGAGACTATTATACATTCTATTTTTGAGCAGGTGATTGAGAAGGTTGGTGATGCCGATGCTATTATCATGGCAGATTTTAATTGTGTCATGATACAGTTCGAAGATGGCGATCAGGACCCGCCGGAGATAGATGACACGAATTATATTTTAACAAAGAAACTCAAGATGTTGAACTTTATAGAACAAAAATGAAATACACTAATAATTTAATAAAATGAAAAAGATTTATTTAAAAATTTCAACAGTGCTGATTCTTATTGGGATCGCAATACTTTTTATGGCTACTACCAGCGTGCGATCAGCACGTCTGATTAGCAGGTTATCTATCACAGAGAACCTCGTTATGCCTACCACTTCAACATATGCGGAGATCAATGGGCTGGATGAGGTAATTAACTACACGGACGGGAGTACTCGTTTTGATGTGGATAACGTATGGGCCGATACTGTCTTAAATGACGGTACTATTGACCTTACGAGTCTCACTAATACGCTTGGTGAAACGTTAGACCTGACAGATGAAGTCATAGTAGCGATTAAGTTTTTCCTTCAGGATGATGCAGCAGCAACGTGTACTATAAGTCAGGGAGCTTCTAATCCTTATCTATTGCTCGGAGCAACTTATAGTTTTCAGCTACAGGCTAACCAGAGTTTATTGTTTAAGGCAGATACGGTGCTTCCGGTTGTTTCAGCAACAGCCAAGACAATCGACTATGATTCGAGTAATGACTCAACAGCATTATACATTATTTTGCTTACAGCAGACGGATATCAATAATAATTAAAATCAAATACAATGGGAAAAGTTGCAGGTTACAAAGTAGTTTTACAATTTGATGCGAAAACGATTGTCGGCTACAGGACACACGACATGGATATCTCGGTGGATATGGCAGATGCCACTACCGGAGAATCGACCGGTCAATGGAAAGAGGGCCTTCCTCTATTCAAGGGAGCTAAATTTTCAGTAGCGGGGTTATATGACCCTACATCCGGGAGTAATACAAGTTGTGAGGATGCTATCGCCTTACTGATCGCCGGGACACAGTTCACGGCGAAGTATGGTAATACAGAGGCAGGTAGCAAGTATTATTCTGCCAGTGCTTATATCACTAACATTAAGGTAAGCGGGCCATATAACGATCTGGCCAGTTATACTATTGATGTTGAGGTCACAGGTGCAGTAACACCGGGAACAGTAGGAGAATAATGAAGAAGAGGCCAAATTTTGAGAAATGGCAGACAGTCATCAATCTTAAATTCAAAGGCTGTCCCTGGAAGATCCGTACTGGCTTTTCATACGAGTGGAAGGCATGGCTGATAGCTTATGATCTATTTGACTGCTCCCCGGAGGAGTTTAGTAAAATGGATATTGATAAGCAGGCGACAGCAGTAGCGTATGGTGCAGCCGCATGGGACAGGATCAAGAATGGCAAAAAGGTATTTTTTACCTATGATAATATTATCGAGGCCCTTTTAAGAGCTACGAAGGAAGAGAATATGAGGCTTGCAAAAGCTCTGGAATACGCTCAGTTTCCGAAGTGGCTGAAAGGTGAGGCAGGTGGTAAAAAAAAAGCCTGACACTAGCTGATATTTATGACATGGCCTTTTCTGATCTGGGGCTTAATGAGCAGGAGTTCTTTTCATTGCCTCCCTTTCGTACTTACCTGATGCAGATGCACCAGGTGAGGAAGATAGAGAGGGATTGGGACCAGACAAGGGATATATCGGTGATGATACATAACATGGCAGGAAAAGTAAGTGATAAGTCAATAACACGGTTTGAATACAGAAAATTATCATTCGATAAGGACATGACACTACCTGAGTGGACACAGGAAGAGGCTCAGGAATTGATTGATAAATGGCCTGATATTAAGAAGAATTAATTTGTTTATATTCTTAAAAATGAGTATTTTGTAATATTATGGAAACAAAGATTTGCACGAAATGTGGGGTTGAAAAGTCGATTGCTGAATTTAGTAAAAATAGAAGTAAAAAAGAAGGTATTAATACATGGTGCAAGGAATGTACAAAAGATTATAGTAGAAAATATTATCAAGAGAATATTGATAAAGCCAAAATATATCATCTTAAAAATAAGGATAAAATAAAAAAATATCAAAAAATCCAGTCTAAAAAATACCGTCTAGAAAATGCCGAAAAAATAAGAAAAGAAAAAAAACGGTATTATGAATCATATTATAAAGTAGCTCGTAGA